CCGCGAACGCCCCGATGATGGCGGCGCCGGCCGCCGTCATCGCGCCCCCGACAACCCCGGCCTTGCTGGCCAACCCGTCGAGCCCGGCCTCGGTCTTCCGGAACGCGGCATCAATCTGCTCGACGGCCGAGATGATGATCTTCAGATCGAGGGCCACCGTGCGCCACCTGCGTCTCTTCGCGGTTCAGCCGTTGACGTGCTGCTGCATCCACCCGGCCAGACTCCGCCCCTCCGCCCAGGCCACGTGCACCACCACCTCGTTCCAGTCCCACCGCGCCAATTCGCTCACCTGCAGGCCCAGCGTCTCGCACAAGTACGGCGCCAGGGCCTCCTCCGGCACGGACAGGCCCTCCGGATGCTCGATCTCATAGAGGGCCTGCGCTTCGTCGTGGCTGTAGGTCAGTCTCCCGAGGTTGGTCCGGGGAGCGTGGGCGTCGTACCCCGCTCTCCGGACCCGGACCCGTTTCCCTGCAGGGCCGCCCAGGTGTTCAGATAGGCCGCCGCGACCTGGATCTTCTGCAGCGTGGGGAAGTCTGCCACACTCGCCGCCGTGCACTCGAGCGGGCGCCCCTCCGCGTCCATCACGCCCTCCCAGCGCCGGACCCCCTCCACGAACAGCGCGCAGGCCGGCGCGATCATGTGCGCCGGCAGCTGCCCCTCGTCGATCCTCTCCTGCCCGGTCTCCTCCCGGTGCGCCCGGAACAGCACCAGCAGCGGCGCCAGCGTCCGGTCGGTCGCCCCGAACCAGAAGGTCGCCCCGTCGACCTCCACCCGCGTCTCCAGTCGGACCTGCATCCCCGCAACCTCCCTACGGCGGCTCGACGGCCGCCGCTACGCAATCGCCAGCGTGAACCCCGTCAGGTCGTTGTCGTCCTGCTCGTAGGGCACGGTGTAGCGGTTGAACTGCGAGGCCCCGCCGGGCTCAAAGTACCACTGCGGAACCTTCATGCTCGTGGCCGTGGCGGTGATCGTCTTGGGGGTGCCGGCGTTGTTGACCGCGGTCAGGACGATCGTGCTGGTCGGCAGCTCATCCGCGCTGGTGTCGTGGCCGGGATCGTCCATGTACTCGACCTCGGCCTCCACCGTCATCGCCCCCACGGCCAGGCTCGTCGGGTACCGCTTGTTGCTCGCCTTGCTGCCCAGATCATGCGCCGCCTGGATGTTGTTGCCGATCCGGAAGCGGATGCGCCGCGCCTTCTTGTTGGCGCCCCCGGTGGTGACGCTCCCGCGCCACCACTCAAACGTCGTCTTCACCAGGGTGCCCGGCGATCCGCCCGTGGAGTAGGTCGGCTTGGTGGGGTTCACGAACTCATAGGTCAGCTGCAGGGCCCCGTTGGCCTCAACCTCGATCTCGCAGGCGTTGCACTTCCAGCCCGTGTCCTTGATCGACTTGGTGCTGTTCCCCAGCTCCAGGATCGCGTCCGGCGGCAGGGCCCCCAGCGTGGCGCGCAGGACCTTGTCGATCAGGCAGTTCGCGTCCACCGGGAACAGCTGCACCCGCGCGACCTCCACGATCGCGCCGCCCACCTTCACCGCCCCGCTCAGCGCCTCCCGCGATTGGCTCGGCGCCCCCTGCCCCCAGCGCGTGCCCGGGCGCACCAGGTGCAGAGGGTTCGCGTAACTTCCGCCCGTCGCGGCATAGGTGGCAATTCCGGTCTCGACCGCCATCGTCGTCCTCCGTTCGTCCCGCTCTCCGCCGCGGACAGCGGGTCAGGGGGTACTACACTCGCCAGCTCGCCGTGATTCGTCGCCCCGAGTTGGGCGTCGTGCGCCCGGGGCGGTAGACGTACACACACTCACAGCCCTCGTCGCGGCCGTCGGCGGGATCGTCCGCACCCGCGATCGACAGGTCCCGGTTGGCCTGGACGATTCCGCGCACCGCTTCCCGCAGGTCGTCCAGCTCTTCTTCCGCCGCCTCGCCGACCATCGGGCTCTCGAGCATGACTTCGATCGAAACCCGCTTGAAGATGCCCTCGGTGACGTCGCCGGTGAGGTACAGTCCGGTGTCGGGGCTGTCGCCCTTCCGGCGGACATAGGCGGTCGTCACGGTCGGCGCCTCGTCCTTGTTGCCCTGCTCCACCACGCAGCCGGTCAATTCCGCCTGCAGCAGCGCGTGCACCGCCTCCACCATCTGCGTCATCGTCGCTTCCGCCACCGCCGGACACCTCCAGGAGTTCAGGAGTTTGGGAGTTCAGGAGACGCTGTGGCCCAACCGTTCCTCTGCGCGTCTGCGCTCGCCGGCCCGAGGCGAATGCTCCAGGACCTCGCCGGTTTCTCGATCGATCAGCGCGATGTCCCGGTTCGGATCCTCAGGCGGCAGGTGCTCCCGAATGCCATGTGCCCAATCGCCGCGGCGGGCCAGGACCGGGTAGAACTCCCCAATGTCGTGGCTCTGCTGAATACCGTGATACAGTTGATGATCCAGCAGCGCATCCTTCTGCGCCTCGGTCAGCTCATCATTCCAAGCCTTCGCGTTCAGTAGGATGACCACATCCCAGGGCACCTCCATCAGGCACTTGAAGCGAGGGGGTACCGAAACGAACTGTCCCAACACCCGCACCCCGCCTGCCATCCAATCCTGTCCGGTGCCGCGCTTCCCCACGGCTTCGTGCCGCAACACGACCACCAGGCTCTCCTCGGCATAGGTGGCCGGGTAATGCTCAGCGATCAGCCGTTGCAGTCGCGACTGCACCCCCGTAGGGGCCATCTCAAACCACACGTCGCTCGCCGCCATCGGGGCGCTCCTTTCCCCCCTCGCCCTTCCGGAGAGGGGCCGGTAGTGAAGCTCACGTCGCCGCCGCCATTGCGTTGCGCAGCGCCTCCGCCATCGCCTCGCGCACCTCATCTTGACTCTCCGCCAGGGCGGGTCCGAAGGTCGGGCGGGCCGGCAGCGTCACCTGGTCGCGCAGCAGGTACTGCGTCGTCCCGCCGGCGTCCACCAGCCGCCCCTGGCCGTCCGCCGTCGGGGCCCAGCGCAGGTCCTTCCCGCGTGGGCTGCCTTGCGCTCCCCCGACCGGAATGACCAGCTTCCGATCGCGGGCCTCGATGACCCCCCCGAACTCATGGATCTTGGCATACCGCACGTTCGTGCCGACCTCGGCGTACCGCGCGCCGTGCACCTGGTAGGTGATGCTCTGGCGCAGGCGGCCGGTGTCCCCCTCGAGGTGCTCGGGGTGCCCGCCATAGACGGTGCGCTTCGCGCGGTTGGCCACGAGCGCCGCGCTCTTGCGCAGCCCCTGCTCGACGGCGCGGTGGCAGGCCTCCACGGCGCCCCGCGCCCAGGCCAACGCCTCCCGCCCTCCGACGACCGCGATCCGGAGCATCGCCTCACCCGTTCGCCACGCTCGCCTTATGGTTGGCGTGCGCCACCAGCCACGCGGCCAGGCCGAAGATGGACGCGACCCACACGGTATGCCACGGCATCCAAGGCATCCACCCCATCCCGCCGGCAATGGCGGCCGAGCCGCCGATGGACAGCAGGCCGGCCAGATACAACTTCACCGGCGGCGGCAGCTGGATGCCCCACCGCCCCAGCAGCCACACCAGGAACGTGATGGCCGCCTCCACGGCGGGCCCGATCAGGCCGGCGATCGCCACCAGCTGCAGGCCCAGCTTCACGACCTCATCCTGTGTCATCGTCCTCGCCTCCTCCCAAGCTCCCAGACTCCTATCCTTCCGTCACCGCCGCCGCGGCCTTCAGGTACAGCCGCACGTGCCGCTCCGGCGGTTCGTCGTGCACCTGCCGCGGCCCGATCACGAACTCCGCCCCGTCGCTCGTGCGCACAATTCGCCGTCCCTCCACCAGCTCGTCTTCCCACATCAAAGGCACGCGGGCGACGTGCGTGATCTCGGGGTCGAGATACACGTCGGTCCTCCGGCGACCTCGCGCGTCGAGTTCGGTGAGGGCCGCCCGGGCGCCGGTGGCCACGACGGCCCAGTCATCGGATTCGGCCGTCCGGGCCCAGATGGAGATCTCGTCGCGCATGGCGCTGCCCAGGCCGAGCATCACGCCTCTCCGTCCGGCGCCGGGCCCATGCCGCCGTCGGCATCCGGCGGCACCCGCGTCTCGGCCGTGACCGCCTCTTCCGCCGCGACCGCCTCAAACTGCCCGGTCCCCAGCAGCTCCTCGGCCAGGGCTCGGTTGTGCTCCCCCACCGCCAGCTGCGCGCCCGGGCTGAAGTAGGCGCGCAGGCCCGTTTCGTCCTCAAGCCTCAGCTCCGTCGTTCCGGTGTAGCGGATGAATTCCATCAGGGCCCTCCGTTGCCGCCGTGCTCACTGCCGCGCCGTTTCGCCTCACGCATCCTGCACGTAGTACCGCTTGACCCGCCGCTCCCCCATCGTCACCTCGCGGTACTGCCCGGCCTTGCCCAGGGCGGCCACCAGCGGCGCCACCTGGGCGTACATCCGGCCGTCCGTGCCGATGTAGGGGTTGCAGTCCACGCGCTGCGCGTGCTCGATGTCGCTGGGGTAGACCACCGCGACGCCGGGAACGTCGAGCTTCCCGCCCGGCAGCACGCTGAAGTGTCCGCTGATCCGGTGGGCCAGCGTGGCGACCGGCGTTTCGACCGTGCCGTAGCCCTCGCGGCTGGTATTCTCGGCGATGGTATCGCCCAGCCAGATGCCGATGTGGCCGTGACTCGCGGCCGTCAGCCCCCGGTTCAGCCCCACGATGTCGCCCGGTTTGGCCTGCGAGCTCGGGATCTCATAGCCCTGGGCCCGCAGCTTGATCTCCGCCTGCCAGGCGTCGGGGGCCAGCCACCCGAAACCGAACTCGTCAAAGCCCGGGTCGTGCTGCCGCACGGCCGCCGCATAGCACTGGCGCACAAAGCGCCCGCACCACCCGAGCGCCGCCAGATCGAACGTCACGCCGTGGAGCGTGACGGTCCGCCGCCCCGCCCGATGCGCCTCCACCGCCGCGTGGGCCACGTTGGCCACGTCGGACTTGGTCGCCCGCGGCGGCTTCGGGTCCGCCGTCGGCTGGGTCGCCGGCGCGGGCTCGGCCGTGCCGCCGCCGTCGCCGAACCAGCGGTGATAGATCACCCAGAAGTTGTAGTTGCCGGCCACGCTCGGGTTGTAGGTATACAGGGCGCGGGTCGGACCGTTCTCCAGCGGGAAGCCCATGTTCGGGGTCAGGTGTGGGTCCGCATAGTTTGCCAGCTCCCGCAGGCGGATGGCCGCGTGCCGGATCTGCTGCTCGGGACCGACGTTCGGCTCGCCGCGCCAGGTCAACAGGTGCGTGCCGTCGGGGTACACGCCGAAGCCCATCGCCCAGTCCCGCCGGTGGGCGCTCAGCTGGCCCCGGGTGACGAAGCTCTGTTCTTTCTCCAGCATCGTCAGCAGGATCCGCGGGTCCATCCCGTTGGCCTGGCCGTGGGTGTTGCACCAGACGCCGAGCTGCGGGGTGTCGGCGGCGCGCGGGCTGCCGATCTCCTGCAGCCACCCGACGGCATCCCACTCGTGATACCGCCACTGCTCCACGCTCACGACCTGCCCGGGCATCCAGATGGCCACCGCTCTTCACCTCAGGAGTTCAGGAGTGCAGGAGTTTGGGAGACGGCTGCCGCTTCAGACGATCCTTACGTACCGCTCCAGCATCCCCGCGGTGCTTTCCGGGATCCCGCGCACCAGCGGCTCCCGCGTGGTGCTCACACCGTCCAGCGCCTGTTGCCCGACCCCCGCCCCGCCGCGCCAGCCCAGCCGCCAGCCCACCAGCTCGAGCAGCGCCACTTTCAGATCGCCCTGCTCGTCGCTCAGATCCTCGGGAGTGTAGCCCGCCGTGTACTGCACCCGCACGATCGCGCTGCCCGGGGGCCAGTGCCCCTCGATGCCCGGCGTCTGCACCGGCCAGGTCGTATTCAGTCGGGTCAACACGCCCGCCGACCCGTCCACCAGATAGTCGTCGATCTCGCTCAGCAGCTCGTTGGTGTCGTCCGGATCCAGGTACACCGCCGCGACTTCGGTCACCGGGTACTGCCTCAGCTGCAGGAGGGTTTGTCCCGCTTCCACATCGTATCGCTCATCACGGTCCGCCTGCTCGAGCACCCGGCGGCAGTAGCCGCTGGCCAGGGCGGTGGCCTGCTCGATGGCCGACTCGATCAGGGCCGTGTCCCCACTCGCCTGCGGCACCCACGCCGTCACGTCCTCGACGGTCAGTAGCATCGGACTCCCCCGGTTACGCTCCCCTCAGAACCCGCGCCCCGTCGCCGTTGCGTGCCACTGGAAACTTGCCACTTGCCACTGCCGTTCACCGATCGTGCGCCGTCCCCCGCTGCATCCGATCCCGCTTCCCCCCGCGCTCCTGCCGTTGCCCATCGCTCAAGCGAGCCGGCGCAGCTTCAGCCTCGCCTGGCCCCTCGCGCTCGCTGGACTCGAACCATGCCGGAAAGCTCTCCAGCAGGTCCTGCCCGGCCTCGGGGCTGACCTTCAGGCTCTCCCCCCGCGCCAGCTCCACAAACCGCCCATCCACCGTCCCCCGATACGTTGCCGCTCCCACCAGCTTCAGGATCATCGCCGTCCTCCGTCGCCTTTTCCCCCCGGCCCCCTTCCGAAGGCCGGGGGGGTAGGACCTTACGCCGCGTGCAACACGAGGTTCGCGTTCGCAAACTCGGTCGTGCCGTCTTCCCCGACCTGCACGATCGCCAGCTCCTCGTTCGCGACGAAGGCCAGGCTCACCGTGGCATCCGCGTCGCACGCATCGCCCTTCGTCCAGGTCGCCAGGTCGTAGGTCCCCTGGGTCACGTTCACGATCAGCAACAGGGTGTCGGCGTTGGTCGCGCTCGCCGTCTGCGCGTTCATGCTGACCCGGTCGATCGTCACCGCGTCGGGGATCGGGATCCCGCTGCCGACGTTCGTCGGGTAGACCCAGGCCCGGGTGCCCAGGGGCAGGGTCGTCGGCTGCACGCTCACGGCCGTGCAGGCCCACCGGATGAAGTAGCCGGCCTGGCCGTTGGGCCCGTTCTCGGCGGTGCACTTGGCCCACGCCGAGGGCGGGTTGAACGACAGATACTTCGTGCCGGCGGCGACGGTGAACCCGCTGCTGTCATCCTGGCAGGTCAGCGTGGCCCACGTCGTGCCGTTCCAGTACTGCCAGGCGTAGGTGCCGGTGCCCCCCGCTTTGGCCTGCGAGTAGGTCAGCTTCACCTTGCAGAACGGGTCGTCATACCCGATGCAGAACGCATCGCCGACGCAGACGTGTGCGGGCAGCAGGGCCACATCGCCGACGTCCGCATCCGTCAGGTCCGCCGTGTCGTCCGTATAGGCCTCGCTGCCCGTGTTGGCCACCAGCCACCCCTGCCCCAGCAGCGGCACCGTGGTCACCGCCGAATAGGTGGCGACCCGCCCCCGGATCCAGTAGCCGTACACGTTGTTGACGCGCGTCTTCTCCCAGTCGGTGGGGACCGTGAAGCTCACGCTCTTGATTCCCGTCGCCGCCGTGAGATGCGTGGTGCCGTCCGTCACGCCGGCCAGGGCCGCCCAGGTCCCGTCGTTCTTGCTGTACTCCCACGTGATGGTCCACGTGCCGACGCCCTGGGTGGTGATCTGCAGATCGGCCTGCTTGAACTGCAGCGTGGCGTGGCCGAGATACAGCGCATCGTTCACCGCGGGCGTGGCGGGCAGGCAGGTCACGTCATTGGCCGTGGCCTCCGCGATCTCCGTGGTGAAGCTGGTGTAGGTGTCGCCGCTCTTGTCCTCCGCGAGGCATAGCGGATCCAGCGCCGCGGACTTCAGCAGGCCGTCATCGGGATCCGTGGCCGTCAGGGCGCCGATCAGGCAGCCGTCCGACCCTACTCCCGCGTCGTGGCCGAGGTTCCCGCTCACGAAGAACGTCAGGTTGCTCGTGGCTGCCATCGTCGCTTCGCTCCAGTCTGGGGTCTCTGGTCTGAGGTCTTGGGTCCCGCGTTCCGGTCGTGCCGTCCACCAGAGACGCGAGACCCAAGACCAGACGGTCCCTCAGCTCATCTTGTAGCCGATCGCGGTCGTCAGGCCCGACCCCTCCATGTGCATCGCCGTCCCGCGCCAGCTCGCCGCCACCGTCGCCGTGCCCGCCTTGATCGAGGCCGCATCGCTGTCCGCGTACTGCACCGTCACCTCGCGCCGGGTGCCCCGGCGCCAGGCGCGGACGTTCACCACGACCAGGTAGGTGTAGGTGTTGCCCGAGGCGCCGTTGACGCCGGTGGCATCCACGTCCTCGCGCAGCAGCGGCGCGTAGACGATCGGCGCGCCCATCAGGCGGATGCCCGTGAACCCGTTGACGACCGGGCCCATGCTGCCGCCGAACGTGCCGGGGAGGAACACGCTGTTCTTGTTCGTGGAGTTGTCGATCGTCGTGGGCAGGTGCTTCCAGAAGACCTTGTTGCCCACGATGATCGCCAGCTCGCTGGGGTTCGCGTACTTTCCCATCGCGGCCGGGATCGCGTTGAAGGCGTCCAGGTTCCAGGTCGAGAGGTCCGCGTTGGCGCCGGTGTTGGTCAGCGCCTTCTTCCGCAGGCCGATCCACGCCGTCCGGCAGTCGCTCGCCCCCAGGGCCTCGATGTCGGTGTCCATGTGGGTGGCGGTGGTGTCCCCGTCCAGCATCACCAGGTCGATGCCGTACGCGATCGACCCGCCCAGGGCGTCCCGCAGGAGCGGGAGGATCGTCAGCATCGAGTCCTCGTCCAGCTCCCGCGTGAAGTCCCGGAACGCGCCCAGCGTCTTGGCGGCGAACGTGACCTTGCCGGAGGCGAGCGTGCTGTCCTCGGTGACCGCCGACCCCTCCGTCTTCAGGTACGGCCGCGTGCGGGTCAGGGCGGTGGGCACGTCCACCGTGCCCCCGACCATCTCGAACTCGGGGAACAGCGCCGCGACGGCGAGCTGCCCCTGAATGAGCGTGTAGAAGTCCGCGCTCAGGATCGTCGGCACCCACTGGCTCGCGGCGCCGGACGTGGTGGAGGTGAGGGCTGCGCGGATGTGATCCGGCGCGTCGATCCACTCCAGGTAGCGCCGGATGACGTTCGCGCGGATCCCGCGCGGGCTCAGCTCGCTCAGGAAGTATAGATCGTCGTGCAGCTGCTGCTGCCGGAGGATCAGCTCGTCGCCGTCCGCCGGATACTTCAGCTGCCGCTCGCTCAGCGGCTGCTCCATGTAGCGCAGCGCCCGGCGGTCCGGCGGCACGTACTGCGCCTCCGCCAGCTGGCGCGCCGCCCGCTCCTGAACCAGGGCCTCGATCTTGGGCAGCAGCTTCTCGTCGAACTCGTGCTCCAACGCCTGGCGCATCCACTCGCGCCGGGCGTTGTCATCCATCGCCTGGTACCAGCCCATCAGGGCGTTCCTGACCCCGGGATCCTCCAGCCCCCCCACCAGCTCCCGCCGAAACGCCTGCACCGCCGTCGGTGTCTCGTTCATGATCTCATCCCTACCGCGCGCAGAGCGGCCTCCGCGCGCTGCTCTTCGATGTTGGCGAGCAACCCATCGAGGGTCTGCCCGTGGTCGCCACCGGGAGCGCCGGGCACTCCCGCATGTGCGGGACCGGCCGGGGTGGCAGCCGTGAACGCCCGTCCCTCCTCCTCGCCTCTCCCCGCCAATCGCTGCAAGGCCTCCACCGCTCCGTCCACCAGGGCCCGGTTATCGGCGCTCAACGCCCGGGCCTCGCCCGTCCGGCCGGCCGCGATCTCGATCAGGTCGCCGAGAGGGCTCAGCGCCTGCTCGATCACTGCGGGGGAGGGGGCTCCCCCGCCTTTCGCGACGTGTCGGGTCCAGTTCCGCAGCCACTCGGCCGCCCCGTTCAGCCGGCCGAGATACTCCAGCACCTCCGCCTCCGTCCCCCCTCTCCCAGGCAGCTCGTGCGCGAGCTGCCGTTCAGGAGAGTGGGTAGGGGGCGAGGCGATCCCGAGCATCCGACTCAGGGTCGTGTTGGCGCCCGTATCGCTCGGGATCGGCACCATCGCGATCTCCATCAGGGTGATGTTGTCGCGCCACTCCCACCCCAGGCTCCCGTCGGCGCGCTCCACCCACTCACCGAACTCATTGTTGTCGCCGATCTTGCGCGGGTAGGTGTATGCCATTTCGCCATCCCAGCTCACGCTCGCACAACGCACCCTGGTCGTGCGGATGGCCTGCCAGATGCGCGCGATCTCCTCGTCATCCACGTCGAACCACAGGCGCGCCCACAAGCCGTTGTCCCGCACCTGCGCGTCGCGGCATAGGCCGATCCCCGGCTCCCACCAGCTATGGGCCCAAGTGACCTGCGGATTCTCCAGATAGGTGCCCAGGTTCCGCTGCCAGGCCTGGGGCAGAATGCGCTGCCCGTCCCGCGCCCACTGGCCGGTGCTCACCATCATGTCGATCGTGTGCTCCGCCTCGTCCAGGGCCAGCGGCGTGAACGCCGTCGCGCGCATGTGAGCGAACGGCGCCGCCCCGTGGGCCCGATACTCCTCCTCGGTCGGCATCCTCAGGTCCCGTCCCATTCTGTCCCTCCCTCCGGCGGCGGCATGGCCCCTCACGACCCGAACACCGCCGCCGTGGTGCAGCGGCAGTTGCAGATCTCCTCCGGCGGCAGCGCCGGATCGCCCGGGCCGTCACACTCGTGGCCGTCGACCTCGAACGGTTCGTCCATCCCGCGCGTCACGCCGTCCATCTCGGCGTGGCTGTCGCGCGTGCGGTCGTCCACGATCGCCAGCCACTCAAACCCGCTCGCTCCCGCCTGCCGATCGGCCTCGCGGGCCGCCTCGTTCATCACAATGCCGGTCTCGGTCCGCGCAGTGGTCACGGCATACGCCTCGCGGCCGGCCTCCGTCCAGGCCTCCACCCGAGCCGTCAGCTCCTCCACCGTCTCGCCCTGGGCCAGGCCCTCGTCCAGGCTCTCCCGCACGCGCTGCTCAGCCCCTCGGGCGACCGTCTGCAGCTCCTGCTGCCGGGCCCTCAGCAGCTCGCGCGCCCGGGGGTTGTCCAGGTCGAAGTTCACGTCGACGCCGACCGTCTCCAGCTCGGCCGCGCCGCTCTCCGCATACAGCTGCGCCAGCGCCGGCGCCACGATGTCCTCCAGCGCCGCCGTCGCCTCGGCCACGTCGAACACCAGGGCCGACACCTGCGGCTGCCGGACGCGCGCGCGCCGCGCGAGGTCCCCGTCCGCCTCGATCCGCTCGATCATCTGCTGCCCCAGCGTCTCGTACCACCCGCCGATCTGCTTCGCGAGTTCCTCCGCCTGCGTGTCGCGCCGGCGGTTGTACCCGCGGTGGATGGCGACCCTGGCCTCCGCGCCGAACCGCCGCCGGGACGGTCCAAGCTCCCGCACCGGCGGGAGCGCATGGACTGTCCCATGTTGCAGCTGTCGGTTGCCGTTCTCCCGACCCCCCCCCGTCACCGTCTCCACGGTGTTCCCCTGCCCCCGCGCATCCTGAATGACCACCGTGCTGATCGGCCCCAGGATCACGTCGCCGCCGGGTCGCGGCGCCAGCGAGAGGAACTGCGCCCGGGCCTCGTTGGGCGTGCCGAGCAGGCCGCTCACGAACTTCGCGGCCGCCTCCACGCGCGTCATCAGGTCGTCCTGCAGCCACGAGATGTGATCGACGCTGTGGCGCACCCTCAGCCGCGAGGGGTCGCCGAACTTCCGCACGAGCCCGTCGTTCACGGTGGCCAGCAGCAGCGTGTCCAGGGGGATCACGACCGTCTCGTACATCACCTTGGCTTCGACCCGCGCCTGGGCATAGCTCGCGCGCTCGCCGATGCCCGCCATCGTGGGCGGCGTCCCGAACACCGCCAGGGTCGCGCGGCGCGTGCTCTCCGGCACGTCCTTCACGATCGTCTCGTTGACCTGCTGCCCGACTTCCTGCCACTTCAGGTTGTTGCCGATGACGGTGATCCGGTCGCCCCGAAACTTCGCCGCCAGCTTGCGGGCCCAGGCGGTCAGCCGCTTCTCGTCCGGGTCGTCCACCGCGCGGTCGGCCGTGAAGATCCCTTGCAGGCCGCCGGCGCGCAGGATCGCATTCACCAGGCTGCCCGCCTGCCATGCCTGGTTCAGCTCCGTCTCCGCCGCTACGCAATCGCCCTGCCCGAACCAGGGGTCCAGCGGGTCCCACTGCCGGAAGTGGAGCACCTCGTCCGCCGCGTACACAAGGCCGCGCGTGCCCTCCCCCCGCGGGAAGTACACGAAGCCCTGCAGCTGCCCATTCCCCTCGGACGGCTGGGGCCGGGTGAGGTGCGCCGGCAGGGGGAACAGCGCCGCCGGTTGGCCGCCGCCCGCCATCTGCCAGTAGGCGCTGCCGCGCAGGATGAGCGAGCTGGCCGTGCCCCACTTCAGCGTGTAGAGGTTGTCCCGCGCGTTGACATACCCCAGCAGTCGCGCGAGCGCGTGGTCGTCCGGCTCGCGCCACAGTCCGCCCCGCTTCTCCTCCACGATCCAGGGGATGGCGGCGACGGATTGTGCGACGCGCTTCACGCCGACGTGCGCCCAGGTCGATCTGCGATACCACTCCTCGGGGTTGCTCGGGGGGGCCAACGGCACGGCGGTGTGCTGGGGACCAAAGAACACCCCGGCTTCAGCCGGGGGCGGGGGCGCCTGCCGTAGCCACGAGGGCCACCTGAGCACAGCGTCTCCGCGCGACCATATTCGTGGCACCGGCGTCTCGCCGGTGAATGCCGCTCTCGGTTCACCGCCGGGACGGCGGTGCCACATTCATCGAGCCCCGGCTGCGGCGGGGAGGGTGGGCCCGATTGGGGTATCGGGTCATTCCCCACCGCAGCTTCAGAGCTCCTGGGCCGTCGGGGCTCGCGCTTCCCCTGGGCCCTGCGACCGACCGTCCGCCTGCCTGAACCGCGCCACCAACAGGGAGATGTCTCCCCGCTTTTACGCGGCCTCCCCCCGGTGCGTCAAGCGCAGTGGTGGAACATGGTGGTGTTTGGTGAAAAATGCTGACCTCCGAGGCGCTTTCATCGCTCGGCCCGCCGGTACGGCTCTGTCCACCAGGCCGCCCGCAGCCGATCGGCCATGTAGCCCGTCTCCCAGTACGCGGCGCACAGCGTCGCCGCCAGGTCCTCCGGCACCCCCTCCAGCCGCACCGGCGCCACCTCGATGGGCTTCCACGGCTCATAGGGCCTCGGCCACATCCCGAGCCCCTCGCACTCCCCGCAGGTCACCACGCCCTCGCGCTCGCACTCGCCGCAACCCCGGCCATCGCATTCAAGGCAGACCACGTTGCCCTCCCCCTTGCACTCCTCACACACCTCCAACTCGTCGTCAGCGGGCCCCAGCTTGAGCCGATCCCGGCTCGAGAGCCGCCAAAACAGGCAGTCGCCCGCCTCCCCGCTCACCTCCGTCTCCGGCGCCGCCAGCATCAGCCCGCCCTGCCCGTCGTACACCGCCCACAGGTTCACGTTCGTGCTCCCTTCCGTTGACGTTCACCGAGACCGGAGGCTATGGCGGCGCCTACTCCTCGCCGTCCTCCCCCCACAAGGCCTCGCTCCTGCCCGCCAGCTGCAGCCGGCGGATCTCCGCCGCCGTCCGCTCCTCCGCCCTCTCGGCCGCCCCCAGCTCCTGCACGAACACCGGGCTGCCCGCGGCTTCCGCCGCGGCGATCATCGCCCAGGCCAGGCTGTAGGGATGGTCGTCATGTCCCGACTGCGTCCCGAACCTGGGCAGCGTCGTGCCCATCTCATACTCCAGGTTCAGCAGCTCCGCCTTCAGCAGCCCGGGCGTCCCGTCAGTCGGGCTGGTTCCGGCCCGCGCCGGCAGGATCATCCGCCGCTCGCGCAGGGCGCGGTAGGCGCGGTTGAACATCGCCTGCTGCGCCTGAGGCGTCGGGTGCTCGAGCCGCGCCTCCGCCACCTTCCCGTACAGATCGCTGCAGCCGTAGTACTCCATCACCACCGGGCCGCCGCCATAGATCGCGCGGCTGCGGCGGGCCTTGTCCAACACCTCGGCCTCGCTGCCGGTCGGCAACGTCTCACAGTCCGCGACCAGGATCAACGGCGACCCCGGACTCCGGATCTCAGACTTCAGACTTGGATCGTCATCCGCCGAGTCTGCGGTCTGTGGTCTGTGGTCTGTGGTCGCCGTTTCAACCTGCACCACATCCGTCCACACCGTCCGGTCGCCCTCGCGGCTCACGCCGGCCCGGTCCAATCCCGCGCCATACGCCAGCGGTCGTCCGGCGATCCCCAGCGCCTCCTGGAGGGCCCGCCATGCCTCCCGCGAGCGCGGCGGCTCGAAGTCCCGCGCCGCCGCCTCCACGTCCTCGGCGCGAAAGAGCTTCTGGCCCAGGGCCCCCCAGCAGTTCCGCCACAGGCGATCGTACTCCGCCGGCAGCAGCTCGCGCTGCGCGAGTCGCGCCAGCCGCCGCGCCCACGGGGTCACCGGATCCTGCCGATAGTCGAACAGGATGTGCCCCTCCGGGTCCTGCTGCCAGGCCTGGTAGTAGCGCCACAGCGCATTGGCCTCCACGTTCTCGCCGGCCTGACTCGCGATGACGACCTGGGCGTCGCGGCTCTCGGTCTGCTGGGCGGCGTACGTGAAGGCCCGCCCGCGGTCCTCCGCCGCGTGCAGCTCGTCGGTCAGCAGCACGTGGAACTCGGTGCCCTGGATCGTCCGGAAGTTCGCGGGGTAGCACTCGAGTTTGTTGTGTAGCCCGGGCACCCGCAGCACCCGGGTCTGGAAGTCCGACTCCGGCACCAGGCCCTTCAGCATCGGCGAGTTCCGGAAGAACCCGCTCAGCTCGGCGAACACGTTGCTCTGCGCCTGGCGCTCGCTGTTCGCGAGCACCCCGATGTTCTGGCGCTGCATGGTCACGCCGCGCCAACAGCCGTACAGCCCGGCGAGCATCGTCTTGCCCTCGCGCTTCGGCCAGCTGGCGACACACACCCGCCGCCGAAAGTGCCCGCGGTCATCGCGCGCGGCCGCTGCGCGCAGCCACGCACTCTGTTGCGGCTCGAGCTGCAGCGGCCCGAGCCGCCCGGTATCGGGCCGCACGGCCCACAGCACTTCCTCGGCAAACGCCGCCGGGTCCACCGACCACCGCTTGATCTGCGCCTCGCTCACGCCCATCGCTCACCTCCGGGACGGTCCAAGCTCGCGCCGCGCGATCTCCCGGACCGGCTGCAGCGCAACGCTCAGCTCCCGCACCACCTTGCGGCCCACATCCTCCTCCTCCGGTTTATCGGTAAAGACCCCGCGATGCTCACCGTTATCGAGGGCCGCGATCAGGTCCTCGAGGGGGGTGTCCAACAACCGATGGCCGATCGCCAGCACGGTCGACTGTGCGTCCGCATAATGCCCGCGTTCCATTTCCGTCTCCCTCCGTTCAGATCGGTCCGCAACTCCCAAACTCCCAGACTCCCAGCCGTTGCCGTCTTACACCCTCACCCGCCTCAGCAGCTCCTCCCTCTGCTGCGGCCGCAGGACCCAGACCCCGAGCTGCCCGCCGCACTCGAGCGGCGGATCGATCGGGCGCATGTCCAGCAGCTCCCACGCGAATCCGCTCCACTCGTCCGGCGGTCGGCCGGGGTGTCGATCAGGAACCCGGTGGCGCTCCGGATCTTGCGAGAGCGGACCCAGGGGCACGCAGCGGCCCAGCGTGGCCACCGCGCAGATCGCCGCGATGGGACCCATCGTCTCACCGGGCGCGTGCCAGTGGCGCAGGATGGCGCGCCAGTCCGGGTCCACCTTCTTGCTCGCGTGCAGCGCGATCGTCCAGTCCGGTCGACCGTGAGGCCGCGTCCGGAACTCCCACGTCTTCAGCCCGAGCGTGATGAGCCGCAGCCACGGCTGGCGGAGGCTCACGGCCCGGGTCAGGATCTGCCCTGGCGCGGGCCGCGAGGCCAGCCACTCATAGAGTCGCACCTCTCGCTCGGGACTGCTCTCCCGCTCGAGCCTCAGCCCGCTCTCAAACGGCAGGCTCAGCTGCTGCGTCGCCATCGCTCCCTCACCTCCTGCCCTCACCCGGCCTGCCGTCCCCCCTCCGTGCCGGAGAGGGGGACGGGTCGGGCTGGGCGACGATCATGGCTGCCCCTCTAACCGCTTTCCGCGCGCCTCGAGGATGTTCGCGATCCGCTCCGGCGCCTGCTGCCAGTCCCGGTACGCGTCCAGCCTCGGGGCGTGGATCAACCGGAGTGCTTGCCGCCCGCAACATTCGGGACAGCCCTTCTGCGTGAGGGTCCACTCCCGACACTTGCTGCACCACCACCCCGGAATCTGCTTCAGCCAGTAGGGCACGCCCGCGTCTCGGCAGGCGCGCAAGGTCTCCCAGGCCCACGTCTCCGCGAACGGCCTCCCCGGCGTCCCCCGTCCGAGACTCTCGCAGCCCTGCACGACCCAGTCCAGCCGGCGCACCCACCGCCGGATGTCGATGGGCTCGAGCTGCGGCTCGAGGAACGCCGCGAGGCGGCCGCGCCAGGCATAGTGGAACTCTCCGCCTGCCCGCGTCATCTCCGCATCCAACTGCTCCTGCGTGCTGCACGACAGGCACACCGTCACGTTCGGCAGCGCGCCCCAAACCTCGCGGCCACTCCACACTACGACGGCCTTGGAGAGCCAATACCACCGCTTCGTGACCACCAGGAACTCATGCCGGGGGCAGCCCTCCATCGCGCCCCAGATCCTGCACTTCAGCTCCGTGCTCACCAACCCCAGGTCCGTATGAGTCCCCACAAAGATCACCGCCGGATCGCGCAGCCGACCCGGCGCCTCGAGGAACTCGGGGAACTCGTTGATGCGTCCGGTCCACGCCCAGCGCCCCTCCGGCTCCGCTCGTTCGTAAGGCCGGCAGCTGCTCTCCCCGGCGGGCGCCACCAACCCCCGATACCGCCGCGCGATCTCCTCGCGGGGGTTGTTGGCCAGGCGCGCCGCATCGGCTTTGGCCCAGCACCGATCGGCACAGGGCAGCCCCTCGCTACAGCCCGTCGCGATCCCCCAGGCGTGTGTCGCGTAGGGGATCCTCGTTGTCGGCAGGCCCTTCATCTCCCCAGCCTCCTTCAGGCTCCGTCGCGGGTTCCGCGTCGTCTCCCAGACCCGCGCCCTCTTCGTGCCGCGGCGTGCGCGGCGCGTCCTCGTCGTTCAGCCCGTCGCCCGTCTCACCCGTCACCGTGAACTCCGCCTCCACCACCTCCGCGCCCCCGCCCTCCGGCTCCCCGGCCCGTTCCCGTGCAATCCCCAGCAGCGCCGCCGCGAGATCGCCGAAGCCCGCCTGGCCGGTCTCGCTCATGGCCTTGCGCCGCTCGGGGGTCAAGCCCAGCTTCTCCAGCGTCCGCAGCCAACTGTTGTGCAGCCCCTGCACGTCCTTCGCGACGGGCAGGTACGCCCCGCCCTCGATCTCGCCCCGCATCCCGATGTAGCGCGCGGCCCGTTCCATCCGCACCTCCAGCCACACCAGGAACTTCACCGTGGGCCCATCGAGCTGCGGCTCGATCCACTCGACCGCGTACAGCTCGCGGGTCCGCCGCTCGACATACTCCTGCTCGGGCCCGCAGCGTTCGCCCGGCTCGTACTCCTCGCACTGCTCCCGGATCGGGCACCGATCGCACAGCATGTAGGCGCCCGGTCGCGCGTGCACCCCGTGCCGGACCGGCGCCTGGTCGGGCTGCAGGTTCGCCCGTTGGATCTCGCGGCGGCGCTCCGCCTGCCGCCGCTGCTCCTCCTCCGCCCGGCGCATCCGCTCCCGCAGCTCGCCCTCGTCCCTCCGGGCGAGCTGCCCGGCCGCGGCGACGTTCTCCACCGCGGCCGGGCGGCCCGCGTCCTCCCCCAGCTCGAGCGGCAGCGGGATCGACGTCCAGCCGCCGGGAGCGCCGGCACCCTTGCCGGCAGCGGTGGCGTCGCAGGCCGTTACGCCGTCTCGACGCGCTCGCCTGCCCTTGCCGCTCATGCTCGCTGCTCAGTGCTCCGTGCTGAGTGCTCGATACCGCACGCCTCGGCGATCTGCGACGGCCCGAACCGCCATCGGCGGCCAACCTGCAGCGGGCGCACCCGCCCCTCCTGGACCCAGCGATAGACGGTGTTCGGATGCACGCCCAAGCGGCGCGCGAACTCCGAGGTGCCCATCAACCGCTCTGCTCTTAGCGGCGCAACACGTTCGCATGTCACGTGGCCGCCCTCCCCCTGTTCGGCCACCCGCGCGCGAGCGGCCGTGGCAATCTTCGGCCCGGCGAATCGGCTCACCCCAGCCGACGCAGCTCCACCCGGCAGGAGTCTCGGTTGTTGACCGCGAAGAGCGGGATAGGTCGGGGGTCGTCCCGATCCCGTTGGGCCGGGATCGCTCGCGTGTCGGCCTCCGACCTTCGCGCTCCGCTTCACGTCTCGCTCCCCCCTTCCGCGCGGTGCTCAGTGCTCATTCGGTTCGGTGCAGCCGCCCTCACCGCCACCAATGCCACAGCTCCACCGTCACCCCGCCGACCAGGACCCCGAGCAACAACCCACAGATCAGCGCATCCACCAACGCCTCCATCAACCGCCGCCGCGCCCCGCCGCGCCCCGTCCCTCCGTCAGTCGTCTCCATCCTGTTCATCCCCTCCCGTCGTCCCGCCGACCGTTCCGCTATCCAACAGAGACGGACTCAACACGCTCGCCTTCCTCGCCAGCGAAGCCGGCACCCCGTCATAGATCCGGGTCCGCGGCCGGTGGCGCGGCCCGACCGTCGCCCTCGCCAACGCTCCCGCGCTCTCCCCCTGTACCTCGTGGGAGCGCATGTGTTTCCCGTACCCCCTCGCCGGCATCCGTTTCCCACAGACCGCGCACTCGACCCGCCCCTCCGGATCGACCGCCAACCCATCGCGCTCGATCCGCGTCGCGCCGCCGCGCTGCTGCCGGTCCTGCCGATACACCGCCGCCGCGCTGCTGCCGGCGATCCCATGCGCGGCCCGCCGGTGCCGCCCCAGCCCCTTCGTCGATCCGAAGCTCCGGCCGCAGTTCTCCACCTCGCACACGAACGGTCCGTCCGCCGCCGCCGCGGCGCGACGGTCCGCGTCGCGCCTCACGTTCCTCCTCGGCGTTACCGTACGTGCCGTTTCACCCGCCTCCGCATCGGCCGCCATCCACACCTCGTCGTCCGCCGTCGTCGTGATTTCTCCCACCTCCATCGGCATCCCCCGGTAATCGTGCACCGCCTCCACGCCAGGCAGCGGAGGGTCCGCCACCTCGCCGCCGTCGCCCAGGGCCTTCACCTCCGCCGGCGCCCCGTCCCCGATCGCCGCTCGCCCCAGTCCCGTGATCGCGAACCGCTCGCCGCCCAACCCCTCCTCACCCCGCGCCGCCAGGATCACGCGCTCGACCGCGCGCCCCAAGGCCTCCACCTCGTCCGCCTGCTCCGCCTCCACCAGCACCAGCCGTATCGCCAACGCCCTCACCTCCCTGTTCGTTGTCTGCCCTCGCTCACGCCGGGTGACAGACCGGCTCGATCTGCCCGCCGCCCGTGATCTCGGCCGGCGCCGCGAGCTCACAGACCTCGAGGTCCAGGATCACTCGCACGCCGCGTTCGATCACCGCCCGGGCGCGCTCACCCTGTCTTGCTTGGCGCTCAATTCGCTGTAGGACATCGAACGCGCAGCTCCGCGCCGCCGCCAGTTGTCGAAACGCCGCCGCTACCTTCCGCAAGTGCAGCACATGGCTCTGCCCGGCGTCCCACTGACTCACCCATAACGGCCGCCTGCCCCACGTCTCACTCACATGGTCCCAGAACTCGATCCTCACCCGGTACGGATACCCGCTCACGCCCTCACCTCCCGGTTCGTGTTGCCGCCGCGCCCGCGTGTGACCCCCTCCCCCCTCTCCTCACCCCTCCCGCCCGGCCCCTGATTTTCGGACCGGGCTCCCCCCTCGCGCGTGTGGCGATCTGTGTCGATCCGCCACAACCTCCCCTCTCGCCCGTCCGCTCACCCCCTTCCGCCGGCCTCGCCGGCGCTCAGCGTTCACATCTTCACTCGCCCGGTCCCGCGCCTCGCCCGGCGCCCCGTCTCCCCGCCGCGCCCCCTGCCAGCCCCGCTGTGCCCCCTATCAGCCCCGCCGCGCCCCGTTCCCTCCGGTTTCCCCTGTGTCCAACCTGTGTAGTTAACATAAGATGCATTCGCGTCCACCGCCCCTTCTGTTTTCCCAGTACCCTCCTCCCGCGCCCCCTCGCCCCCTCACTCCCCCAGGACGTTGATGGCCGCCGCGACCACGAGCCGATGGTCATCCGGTCGCCCCTGAAGCGCCGGCATACGTCGGCGCGCCTCGGCGATCAGGCTCCGGCGTTTCGCGGCGCTCAGCCTCTCCCACGTCCGCCGCAGCTCCGCCGCGCGCTCCCGATCCATCCGCTTCTGCTCCGCGAGCCGCGCGGCCGTGCGTTGCGCCTGGCGTTCCTCGGCTGTCGGCTGAGCACACTCGGTGTTCGCGACGTGCACGCTCTTGAGGGTCCGCTTCAGCCAACCCACCACATGCCGTGGTGGTGGACGCCGTTCCCGTAGGCGGCGGCACGCCTCGGCGATGGTAGCTTCGTCATACTGACTGGCCACGTCGCGAGCAGTCTGTGGGTCCATCCCGAGCCGTTGCAGTTCGTCCGTCGCCGTGTCGCGCGAAGCGCGGGCCATTTCCTCCTCGCCGTCGCGCAACGGCAACGTCAACGACGACCGACAACGACGAGGAGGAGGAGAACTTCTACTGTCCTCAAGACGTAACGACGTACTTCTACGTCGTTCTGCCGCCACCGTTGGCGGGTCAAGTGCTTCGCGCGGCTTCGTTTGATCCGCCACCGTTGGCGGGTCAAGTGTCTCGCGCGGCTTCGTTTGACCCGCCACTGTTGGCGGGTCAAACAGATCGGGAACGGTCACTGCGAGCCGATACACGCTCGGGTGTCCGCGCCCTTTGCGTTCCCATTCCACGAGCCCGGCACTCACGAGTTCGGCGATGCGGCGCTCGAGGCTGCGCCGCGACATCGCCAGCTCGGCGGCCAGTACGTCCTGGCGCGGCCAACACTCGGCGCCGCCCCGGGCATGTTCCAGCAGCTTCGCGTACACGATGCGCGCCTCCGCCGACAGGCTCGTGCGAAACAGCACGGCCCGCGGAACCTTCACGTACCCGTTCCGTCCCTCTTCCCGTTCCGGTTCGGGGGGCTTGCGCGAGGCCGTCATCGCCCCTCCCAGGGTAACGCGGTACGGCGGCACTGAGCACTCAGCACTGGGCACGCACGGCAACGGCCGGTCTCATGTCTCACGTCTCACATCGTTGGGGGCTCTTGACACTCACGAGGGGAACGTCTACACTATGCCCGTCGTGAGCGCCAGAGTGCCAGAGCCCCAGTCCGGCGCCCGACGTCTCCGTTGTGAGTGTCAAGGCCATGCTGTCCGCCTGCCTGACACCCCAGTAGTGACGAAGCCCACGGATCGCGCCCGTGGGCTTCAGTCTGTCTCCTCCGTCCGCGCCGGCCCCTCGCCCCGGAGCCAACGCTCGATCTCGCGCCGGTCGAAACGCCAGGTTTCACCGATCCGTAAGGCAGGCATGGTTCCGTCGCCGGCCATCCGTCGGATCTGGTTCTCGTGCTTCCGCAGCCACCTCGCGAGGTCGGCGACGGTCAGCAGGGGCTCGATGTCAGTCACATGCGTCACCTCGATCACCTCCTTCCAGCCACTCCATCCCGCGCACCATAGCGCACTTCGGCACCAATTGTCAACTCCCCTCTTTCCGCCCCACAAACCATCCCCACCAGCGCGCCCAGCGGCCGCGGCTGTCCGGCGAGCTCGGCGCCGGCGTCTCCGCCCTGGCCGCCGGCAGCGCGAGCTGACCGATTGTGCCCTCCAGGTGCTCGATGCGTCCGCGCAGCCACCGCACCTCGTCCTGCAGCCGATCCCGTTCGGCGCGCAGCGCCGCCAGCTCGCTCGCCTCCGCCGTCGCGCCCACCTGCCCAGGGACATCCTGGGACATCTGCCCAGCATGTCCCATGTCCGCGCCCACCCTGTCCAGGACCCCTAACCGCAGCAGCTCCGCAATGTCCACACGCGGTTGCGGGCCGCTACGGTCCACGGAGAGCGTTCCGGCGAGCTCCCAGCGTCGCAGGGTTTTCCGGCTCACGCGCGCCCGCCGGGCCGCCTCGCTGAGGCTCACCCGGGCGCCTGTCCCATTCTGTCCCTGTCCCATTGTCGCACCTCGCCCACCCGTTTCCTCGTCCGCGCCCACCCTCCTTCTTGCCGGAATGCCGACGGGGTTACACCGCTATGACGTCATAACGCTGTAACGCCGTCGCATCATGCCGTCGTTCGCGCGCCGGCAGGAACCCGCACACCCGCGGGCGAACCCTCCGGGTAGCACGGGCGGCTCGCCCGTGAACGCATTCCACGGAGGCCCCTCATGCCGACCGATCCGCGCCCCCGTACACCGCCCCTGATCTTCTGGATCGTCACCGGCGCGTGGCTGCTCTCCACCGCCATCGCCATCGGGGTCTACTGCCTGTCCGTTCAGTCTTATGCCGACATGCTCCTTTCTCAGCCCTGAGCGCTTCCCATAAGCAACGCGGCCCGGGCAACCTCGCCCGGGCCGCGCTCCCAAACTCCAAGACTCCTACACTCCCAAACTCCCGCCTCAGTTGTACCTCCTGCCTTTCACCACGACCGCCAGGTCCGCCGCGTTGGTGCTCGCGGCATCCACGATCACCAGCAGCTTCTGCCCCGCCGTGAACTTCCGCGTGCCGTCCGGAACGCCGCTGGTGTAGACCGCGCCATCGGTGCCGTCGTGGGCGATCGTGGGCCGCCGGCTCTGCGTGGTGAAGATGGTCGCCTCGCTCCCGCCGGCGCCGCCGTGCACGTCGATGTAACTTGGACCGGCGGCCGTGCCGCAGTTCTCCAGGCTCGCCGACACGCTCTCGATCCACACGTTGAACGGCAGGATGCAGAAGCCGATGGTGTCGGCGCTCACCGCCCCCACGACCTGGGCGTGAAACTCCCACGCCTCCATCCCCGTCACGCTGTAGTCGACCAGGCTGGAGAGCGTGTCCGACCCGTTCCAGGCCACCGTGCCTAGCACGAGGTACCCGGCTCCGGGATCCGACGTCGACTTCTTGTACGGGCTCCCGGTGTCGGTCGGATCGACATAGAGGTAGTAGGTGTTGTTGCCGTCGCCCGCGGTGAACGCGATCGTGCTGGGCGCCGGCTCAAAGCGCCGGCCCTCGACCCACAGCACGCCCGTCGCGATCGAGATATTGGTCGTGCTGATGCTCAGCGCGCAGCCGCTCTCGATCCCGTTCAGCCCCGCCGCCTCCATCCGCTCCTCCAGCTCCGCCTGCAGTCCGTCGAACACGTTGTCGAACGCCGTGCTCCCGACCTTGGTCGCGCCGGTGGGCACGAACTTGCCGTCAAACTCCTTGTAGGCCATGTTCCTCACTCCCCGAAGCAGCGTTCGTCGAAGCAGTCCAGGTCGAACCGCGCCGACAGGTCCGGCTCGTTTACGAAGTAGCAGTGGTCGAAGTAGCTCCCGTCGAAATGCCCGTCGACCTGGTCATCAGCGAAAGTGCAGTCGTCGAAGTAGCTCATGTCGAAGAGGCCCACCTCCGCCATGTTCGGAGACCCGAGCGCAATCCGCTCTCCGGGCGCCCCCGCGCCGCGCCCCCTCCACAGTCTGCCGATCGCCCGCAGTCGACTCATCCTGCCGCTACCTCCTCCACCTCAGCAGTGAACACTGAGCACGCCGCCTCCGGGAGCGCCGGCACTCCCGCATGTGCGGGACCGGCAGCGGTGGCGTCGAAGAGGGTAGCCTGGCCGTTGGCTTCGGCGGTGACCATCGCCTTCGGCCTCCGCCAGTCCGCGATCCGCCGGGCGGCCATCGCGCAGTACGTCGGGTTCAGCTCGAAGCCGATCCCGCGCAGGCCCAGCTCCTTCGCGACACAGAGCGTCGTGCCGCTACCCAGGAACGGGTCGAGCACCAGGCCCGGCACGAAGGGCGCCTCGCAGTCGCAGGTAGGTCGCCAGCCGAGGGTCTCTCTCCGGTATGCCCGGCCCTGGGAGTCCCGCCGTTCTGCAAGGCACGCAGCCTGCCCCGCGCCGACCCGCAAATCAGACTCGTGCCCATGCCAGGACCGTCCGATGGCCCCGCCGTAGGCGACGACCTCCCTCACATTCGGCTTCCCGCACTCCACGCACACCTCCCGCGGGCAGCCCGCCTTCAGGGGCCGCTCCACGAGCTGCGGCGGGAACGTCGCGAAGTGCGCCTCGGGGAACGGAGCGGGCGGGATCATCCAGAAATCCCCGGGGTTCGCGCCTCCATAGGGATTGCTCTCTCGCTCCTGGCCGCCGTGGCTCTCTCCATCCGGCGATCCTCGATGCAGCGGCGACCCTCCTGGCCCGTTCGGGTATCGCTTCTGTAGGTTCACCAGCGCCTTGCGCGCGGAGCGGTTCGGGTTGATCCCGTCCTTCGGTCCGCCGGTCTGGTCATCGAAGGTCGGCTGGCTCAGTCGCGTTACCGACGCCTGGGCCAATGGCACCCTCACCGCCTCCAGGTCGAAGTAGTACTTCGGCCCGAGCGTGAAGAAGAACACCGTCTCATGCTTCGTGGTCAGCCGGTCCCGCGCACTGGAGGGCATCGCGTTAGGCTTCGCCCAGATCACCTTGTTGCGGAGCAGGAACCCCGCGTCCTGCATTGTGATGGCGAACCGCTCCGGGAGCATCAGAAGCTGCTTCGGGCGCACCCATCCGTCTCGAATGCGGTTCCAGTCAGGCGCCTCAACCCCGATGGTGCCCCTGTTGGTGGCCTGCTTCCACTGGTCGAAGCCGGGTGACCGCTCCTTGCCCTGGCCCTTGCCGCTGAACCCGTAGGTATCCCCCAGGTTCACCCACAGCGTTGCCGTGGGCTTCAGCGCCGGACGCAGCCGCACGAACAGGTCCACCATCTTCTCCAGCCACTCCTGCGGGTGCGCCTCCAGGCCGCACTGCCCCTCAACGCCGTAGTCGCGAAGCCCCCAGTACGGCGGGCTGGTCACGAGGCAGTCCACGGACGTCGGCGCGAGCTGCCCCGCCAACGCCCAGGCGTCGCCCTGCCGAACCTCCCGCTCGCCATCCGTCCAGTACGGTTGCATCGCCTGCAGTCACCTCATCCTGCCGCGCCGCCGGGAGCGCCGGCACTCCCGCATGTGCGGGACCGGCAGCGGTGGCGTCGAAGGCCGTTAGCCCGTATCGACGCGCTCACAGACATACGTTGCCCAGCCCTCGAGCCGCCCCGGCCTCAGCTCCCCCTCGTCGCTCACCACCCGCATGATGGTGCCCGCGGGCACGGCCAGGTGATCGACGGTCACCTCCACATACGCCCCGGGCCACACGTCCGCCGGCGCCGCCAGCCGCGTCCAGGTCAGCACCTGGCGCGTCTGCAGCCGCCGCCTCAGCTCCTCTTGCGCCCACGCCGCCAGCGCGTTCGCCGAGTCCCCGCCGCGCCGCTCGGCGTGCCACCAGTCATCGCCCACGAAGTCCGGGTCATCGGGGTCGTTCCAGCCCTCCGCCCAGGTCCGGATCAGGCCGGCCTCGCTCTCGCCCGCGACCATGTTCCGGAACTCGGCGTCCTCGAGCTCCACGTCCAGCCCCACGATGATGTCGTCCCCGCTGGCGGTGCTCTCGTCCAGGGTGAAGTCGGGCGTCCCGCTGTAGGCCGGCTCGGGCCCGCTCCAGATCGTATTATCGGCGTCGATCGCCAGCGGCGCCCAGCCGTGGGCCGCGAACACCTCGTCCAGGGCCGTCACCAGATCGTCCGTCGCCCCGCGCCGCCAGGCGATCTCCCCGAGGCTCTGTTGGGTCACGATCGTCCCGCTGGGGAAGCTCGTGCTCAGCCCGCACCCCGCGCGGACGATCTGCCACTCGGCCCAGGCGCCCAGGTCCCACCCCTCCGGGCTGCAGGTTTCCAGCAGGAACTTCTTCCCGGCCAGGCGGGCCGTGATGTAGTCTCGGCACTCCAGGTCGAACAGGGTAGGGGAGGGGGCCGGCTGGCGGATCGGTTTCGGCCGCGTCAGGTACGCGGTCATCAGCTCGGTCAGGCTGCCGTCCCAGCCGGCGTGGACCGTCACCGGCATGTTCGGCTTCAGCGCGCCCTCCCAATACTCGTGCGGGTCCCGGATCAGCGCGCGGAACTGCCAGTCCCGCCACAGGTTGCGCCGCCAGCGCAACCCCACCAGCTCCGCCGGGTCCAGGCCGCCGGCGATCAACGTGGCTTTCCGCGTCTCGGTGTCGATCGGCGTGTCCATCGGCCTGGACGTCAGCGTGGCCTCGTGAAACTCGTGCACCACCCGCACGATCGGCCGTTGGTGCACGTCCGCCGTCTGTAGCGTCACCTCCGGCTTGATCTGCCCGCCATTCGTCAGCCATACCACGCTGCTGGCCGGCCCGCCAAACGTCTCCTCGGCGATCACCTGCCCGGGCAGGGGGTTGCAGTCCGCCGGCAGGTCGATGTAGTGCGCCGCCGTGCACACGCCGGAGGTCGGGTAGGCGATCTCCGCGACGTTCACCAGGCCGATGTGGGCCTCGAAGGCCACGTTCCAGGGGCCCGCCAGCGGCTCGCAGCCGCTCTCCGGCTGGTAGACCCACGGCTCGGCGATCCCGCCGAACCGGATCACGAGCTGCCCGTCGCACTCCTCGATCCACACCTCCGTCCCCCGCGCCTGCCAACCGATCATCTCCGCCGCCGCGTCCGCGCGCTCGAACT